GAACCCGTTCGCCGCGGTCCTGCTGGGCGAGGGCGTCGACGACCGCCTGTACGCGGTCGCCGAGTGGCGGCACGACTCCCGCGCCACGCACCGCAGCATGACCGACGCGCAGTACAGCGCCGCCCTGCGGACGTGGCTCGCCGACTACCGGCCCCCGGGCGCCGGCCCCGACGCCCCGCGGGGCGTGGCCCCCGAGTGGACGTTCGTCGACCCGAGCGCCGCGTCGTTCACCACCCAGCTGTGGGCCGACGGACACCCCGGGCTCGCCCGCGCCACCAACGACGTAGCCGACGGCATCCGGTCCGTGTCCGCGCTGCTCGCCGCCGGCCGCCTGCTGGTGCACCGCAGCTGCGAGGGCCTGCTCACCGAGCTACCCGGCTACAGCTGGGACCCGAAAGCCACTGAGCGCGGCGAGGACGCCCCGCTCAAGGTCGACGACCACTCAGCCGACGCCCTGCGCTACGTCGTGCACTCGACCGCGCACGAGTGGCGGCACCTGCTCACCACCGCGCCGCGCCACGAACAGGAGGATGCCGCCGCATGACCCTGCCCCGCGTTCACGTGCAGATGGACCGGCGCGCGCTCGGCCGCGGGCGCGTCGTCGTCGACGGCCGGCCCCTGCCCGGGGTGCGCGCCGTCGACGTGCGCCACGAAGCCAACCGCCCGCCCGTCGTCGTCGTCGAGTTCAACGCGGTCGAGGCGACCGTCGAGTACGTCGACCGCCTCGACGACGCCCAGGAGGTGACCCCCGATGGCACTCCCGAGTGACGGCGCCCAGTGGCCGCCTCCTCAGTGGGCCCCGTTCTACCGCGAGATGCGCGTCGACGACGCGTGGTACAGCGGCGACCGGGCGCGCCTCGCCCGCATCTACGGCCACCACCCGGAGGCCCGCGAGCGCCGCAAGCTGTGGGGGCGCCGCAGCATCGAGCACCGCATGCGCAAGCGCGAGCAGCGCCTACACGTGCCCCTCGCGGGCGACATCGCGCGCACCAGCGCCGACATGCTGTTCGCGGACATGCCGACGATCCTCGTAGACGACACCACGACGCAGGCCCGCCTCGAGCAGCTGCTCGACGAAGGCATGGTGCAAGAGACCCTGCTCGGCGCCGCGGAGCAGGCCGCCGCCCTGTCCGGCGTGTTCCTGCGCGTGATCGTCGACCGCGACCTCGCACCGCGCCCCCTGCTCACCGTCATGCAGCCCGACGCCGCGATCCCCGAGTTCCGGTTCGGCATGCTGCGCGCCGTCAACTTCTGGCAGGAGCTCGACGGCTCGACCGAGCACACCGTGTGGCGGCACATCGAACGGCACGAGCCGGGCCGCGTCGTGCACGCGCTGTACGAAGGCACCGCCGACAACATCGGCCGGCGCGTGCCGCTCACCGAGCACCCGGACACCGCCGACCTCGCCGAACAGGTCACCCTCGACGGCGACGGCGAGACGGCGATCGCCACGGGCGTTGACCAGCTCACCGCCGCCTACGTGCCCAACATGCTGCCCAACCGGCTGCACCGGTCGAGCCCTGTCGGGCGTAGCGACTACGCCGCCGTACACGACCTGTTCGACGCCCTCGACGAAACGTGGACCAGTTGGATGCGCGATATCCGCCTCGCCCGCGCGAGGCTCATCGTGCCCGACGGGTACCTACGCAGCGAGGGCCCGGGCAACGGGGCGTCATTCGACGACGACCGCGAGGTGTGGCACGGGCTCAAGATGCCGCCCAACGAGGGGAACGGCATCACCTTGTCGCAGTTCGAGATCAGGGTCGCCGAGCACCAGTCGACGGCCGAGAGCATCGTTCGCCAGGCCGTCCAGACGGCCGGGTACGACGCCGCATCGTTCGGCCTCGACGGGGGCGGGCAGCCCGTCACCGCGACCGAGGTCGACGACCGGCGCGCCCGCGGACTGGTCACCCGGAAGAAGAAGGCCGGGTACTGGCGGCGCGCCACGGCCGACATGCTGCACGTCATGCTGTTGATGGACGCCGCGTTGTTCACCCCGGGACTCACCCCGGAGCGACCGCGCGTCGAGTTCGGTAGCGGCGTGGCCGAGTCCACGCAGCAGACGGCGACCACGCTCGACCTGCTCAACCGCGCCGGCGCCGTATCCACGGCGACCAAGGTCAAGATCCTGCACCCGGAGTGGAAGGACGAGGAGGTACAAGCCGAGGTCGCCGCGATCCTCGCGGAGACCGGAGCGGGCGCGCCCGACCCGGGCGACCCCGCGGGCACGTACCCGCTCGCCGCCTAGTTCGTCGGGGGGTGACACCGTGCCGATTCACCCCGGGATGGTGGAACCCCTCGCCGAGCGCACCCGCGATCTGTACGCCGACGCGGAGCTCAGGCTGTTGCGGATCATCGCTCGGCAGCTCGCCGACGGCCTCGACGCCCCAGGGTGGGCCGAGCGCAAGCTCGCCGCCGTGCAGGCACTCAGGCGCAGCGCACAGGCCGTCGTCGACGAGCTCGGCAAGGCAACCCGCCTCGAGGTGTTCGACGCCGTGGCGGAGGCGTACAACCGCGGGCACCGCGCCGCGGTCGCCGAGCTCGGCGCCCTGTCCGACCGCGCCCGGCAGCTGGTCGACGAGATCACCCCGAACGCGCAGGCCGTCGACCGCCTCGCGGCCGAGGCCGTGCAGGTGGTGACCGCGACGCACCGCTCGATCCTGCGCGCCGTCGTCGACGGGTTCCGCCGGATCATCGCGGAGGTCACCGCAACCCCCCTGCTCGGCACCGGCACCCGACGGCAGGCCACGCAGGACGCCATGCGACGTTTCGCCGACCGCGGCATCACGTCGTTCGTGGACCGCGCCGGCCGCCGGTGGGCCCTCACGTCCTACGCCGAGATGGCCGTTCGCACCAGCGTTGCCCGGGCCGCCACCGAGGCACACGCCCGCACGCTCACCGAGGCCGGTATCGAGCTGGTCGTCGTGAGCGACGCCCCCCGCGAGTGCCCCCTGTGCCGCCCGTGGGAAGGGCGCGTGTTGACGCTCACGGGCCCGGGCGGGGCGCGCACGGTCGAGGTCGAGCACGCCATCGAGGACGGCCGCATGGTGCCCGTCCGCGTGGCGGGCAGCCTCGACGAGGCCCGCCTCGCAGGCTTGCAGCACCCCAACTGCCGCCACAGCGTGAGCGCGTACACCCCGGGCCTTACGACCGTGGAGCAGGCCAACAGCGACCCCGCCGGGTACGAGGCAGGGCAGCGACAGCGCGCCATCGAACGCCACATCAGGAAGTACAAGCGCCGCGCCGCCGCCGCCGTCACCCCGGAGGCGAAGCGCGCCGCCGAGGCGAAGGTTCGGCAGTGGCAGGGCGCCATGAGGCAGCACCTCGCCGCGCACCCCGACCTACGCCGCAACCGCACCCGCGAGCAGATCGGCGCCGGCAACCTCCCGCCGCAGCGCACCGCGCCGACGCGCGAGCAGGTCGAGGCCGCCCGCGTGTGGTCCGGCGACGACCAGTCGGTACGGGAGATGAGCGAGCAGCAGCTCGCCGCCGCCGTCGCATCCGGCACCCTCGACAGCCGCGCCCTCGAGCGTGTCGAGGCCGAGCTCGACCGCCGCGACCTCGAGCAGCTGCTCGACCGCGTGCGCGCCGCGCTCGCCGACGGCGACCTCGCCGGACTCTCCGACCGCGAGCTCGCCCGCGCGTACGGGCACCTCGACGACGCCGACGCCCTGCGCGTCATGGCGGAGATGGACCGACGCGACCGCGCCGCCCAACTCCCCGGAGTGTCGCCCGAGCTGGTCGGCCTGTCCGACGCCGACCTCGCCGCACGCGCCCGCGGCGCCGACCCGGCCACCCTCGCCGCGATCGCCGTCGAGGCCAACCGCCGCGACCTGCTCGCCCGCTACTTCCCCGGCGGGCAGCTGCTCGACGACCTGTCGCCGCTCACCGAGGATGAGCTCGCATGGTGCATGCAGTACGCCAACGCGGCCGAGCTCGACCGGATCGCCGCCGAGTTCGACCGCCGCGAGCCCGTCACCCTCCCGCCGCCCGCCGACACCGGTAACGCCGTCGACGACCTGCTCGCCGACCGCGACGCCCTCGCCGAAGCCATGGCGCCGGCGCCCGGCCCCGAGCAGTGGGGGAACCTCGACGACAACGACGACGAGTTTTGGGAGGGCGTCAAGGCTGAGGCCGCCCGCCTGTACGGCGACGACCCCGAGGGCGAGCAGGACGAGCGGCACCGCATCACCCGCGCCGAGGCGCGCCGCATGTACGACGAGTACGTGTATCGGCAGTACCTCGCCGCGGAGGACGCGACCAACGGCTATTTGCTCAACCGGCGAGGCCGAGCGAAGGGCATCAACCCCGCGCAGCTGTTCAGCGGGCCCGCCCGCATCGCCTACGCCTACGCGTCGGATGAACTGAAAGAGTGGTGGGCCGAACACGGAAGGCTCACACAGGCCGAGTTCATCGAGCAGGTGACCGGCAAGCCGCAGCGATGGGCCGCGGGCGCCCGCCTGAACGAAGCCGACCAGCAGAACCGGAGATGAGGCATGGGCACGCGCGAGGACATCACGAGGGCAGTCTCGGAGGGGCGCGCCGCAGGCGACCGCGGCGACCCACCGACCGCGTGCCCGTACCCGGGTAGCTCCCTGCTACGCACCGCATGGATCAGGGGATACGCCGAGCGGCGCCCCCTCGCCTCGCAGCCCGACCGCGCCGAGCCCGACACCGAGCCCGACGGCGCCGACTAGCACACACCACCGACAACGGCGCACCGCGCCGACACACAGACCTCGAGGGCCCTCCCGTGTGGCGGGCCCTCGCGCATGCCCGGGCAGGCCCGCCAGGAGCGGCCCCCGGGCGTGCCGGGACGACCGCCAGGAGCGGCGCCCACCACACGACCCGACGCCCGCCAGGAGCGGGCCCCACCGCACCAGGAGTGCACCCCATGAGCGACAACGGCAACACCCCCGGCACCGGCCCGCAGGGCACGGGCGACGGCGGGCAGCAGGGCGGGCAGGACCCGGCCGCGACCGCGCCGCCGACCGGCCAGCAGCCGAACAACGACCCGCAGGGCACCGGCCAGCAGGGCGGCGAGGACGCCGCGGCCCGCATCGCACGGCTCGAGGCCGAGCTCGCCGAGGCCCGGAAGGAAGCGGGCAAGCAGCGCACCACCGCGAAGCAGCGCGCCGCCGAGGAAGCCAAGCGCGAGCTTGCGCAGCAGATCGGCCGAGCGCTCGGCATCGTCGACGACGACCAGGCCCCGGACCCCGACCAGCTCGCGCAGCAGCTCGCCGCCGAGCAGGCCCGGGCCCGACAGACCGCCGTCGAGCTCGCCGTGTACCGCGCCGCGCCGGCCGCGGGCGCCGACCCCGACGCCCTGCTCGACAGCCGGGCGTTCGCCGCCGCCGTCGCCGACCTCGACCCGTCCGACACCGACGCCATCAAGGCCGCGATCACGGCCGCCGTCGAGGCGAACCCGCGCCTCGCCGCCCAGCAGCAGGCACCGCGCCAGCAGGCCCCCGCCGGGCCCGCCCGCACGGGAGCCGAGTTCGCCGGGGGCGGGGGCGCCGCGGAGATCACGCCTGCGCAGTTCGCCGCCATGACGTACGCGCAGCGCGTCGCGCTCATGCAGTCCGACCCCGACACGTACCGGCGCCTCGCCGGATCGTGACGCCCGGCGCCCGCCGGGCGACCACCGCAGACCGCCCGGCGACCGCGCCGGCATTCACGTAAGGAGGGCCCACCGTGGCCGAGACCACCGCAGCGAATCTCATCGTCCCCGAGGTGTGGGCCGATCTGGCTCAGGCCCGTTTCACCGGCGCCGCTCGAGTGCTCAACTCGGCCGCCGTGCAGACCGACGACACCCTTGTCGGCCAGCCCGGCGACACCATCAACTTCCCCAAGTGGGGCGCGCTCGGCGAGCTCGACGACCTGACCGAGGCCGTCGCCATGACGACCGAGGCCATGACGCAGAGCTCGAGCTCGGCCACCATCAAGGAGGCCGGCAAGGCCGTCGAGATCACCGACACGGCCCTTCTGACCGCGCTCGGCGACCCGCGCGACGAGGCGCAGCGCCAGTTCGGCATCCTGGCCGCGCGCAAGGTGGACGCCGCCCTGATCGCCCAGGCGCAGGCCGACGAGACCGCGCAGGGTGGCGGCACCCCGTACACCATCACCATCAACGGCCCGGACGCGAGCACCGTCGCGAAGCTGGGATGGTCCAACGCGATCGTGCCCGCCCTCGCCAAGTTCGGCGACGAGTTCGACCCGGCCGAGTTCGCCGGCCTGTTCATCAACTCGGCGCAGATGGCCGAGGTGTTCGCCGACGACCAGTTCATCAACGCCGCCTCGCTCGGCACCGCGACCCCCGTCACCACGGGACAGGTCGGCGTGATCGCGGGCATGCCCGTGATCGTCACCGACCGGATCGCCGCGGGCACGTTCCTGATCATGAAGCGGAACGCGCTCGGCGCCCTCTACAAGCGGCGCCCGATCGTCGAGACCGACCGCGACATCCTCAAGCGCACCACCGTGATCACCACGAACGTGCACTACGCGGTCAAGCGCCTCGACGACAAGGGCGTGTGCGTCGGCACCCTCGCCGTCGGCGCCTGACCGAAGGAAGGAGGCGACGCCGCATGATGCTGCGCCGCTACCACAACACCGCGCGACCCGAGCCCGCCCCGGACGGCGAGCAGCCGGACGGCACCGCGCCGGACCGCGCCGACGACGCCCCGCAGCCCAAGGCCGCGGGGCGCTCGCGTACCCGCAGCAAGACGAAGGAGGGGTGACCGGTGGCCCGCGTCTACGCGACGCCCGAACAGCTCACCGCGTGGACCGGGCAACCGGCCCCGCCGGACGCCGAACGCCTGCTCGCCCGCGCGTCGGAGGACGTAGACGACGCCCTGATCAGCGCCGTGTACGCCACCGACGCCGCGGGCATGCCGACCGATCCCGCCATCGTGCAGGCCCTCGCCGACGCCGTGTGCGCGCAGGTCGAGTACCAGCAGGCGACGGGCGACGACGGCACCGGAGCGGCCGGCCGGTGGGACTCCGTGAGCATCGGCCCGGTGTCCCTGTCCGGGCGCAAGGACGGGCCCGCCGCGGCGGGTGATGTGGACCTCGCCCCGCGCGCGTACCGCGTGCTGCGCCGCGCCGGACTGCTGCCGGGGGTGATCTGGTGAAGGTCCCCGGATGGCTGCTGCGGCACCGCATCACGGTCGAGCCGTACCGGGGCGACTCCGCGTACGGGCCGACGTACGGGCCGCCCGTCGAGAACGTGCCCGCGCTGGTCGCGCTCACCGTGCGCACCGTCCGCGACCGCGAGGGCCGCGAGGTCACCTCGACGGCGACCGTCATCGCGGGCCCGGACCTCGAGTGCCCGCCCGAGTCCCGCATCACCCTGCCCGACGGCCGGACCACGCGGGCGATCACGGTCGCCAAGCACACCGCGCCGGGACTGCCCGTGCCCGAGTCCACGGAGGTGAGTTGCGAGTGACGCAGCGAACCCGCCTGCGATGGAACGGGCCGGCCGTGCTGCGCGGCACCCGGGCGGGCGCCGTGCGCGGCCTGCGCCTCGCGGCCGAGCACGTGCTCACCGAATCCCGCAAGCGCGTGCCGATCGAAGAGGGCACCCTCGAGCGGTCAGGGGTGGCGACCGTCGACGAGTCGTCGCTCACGGCCGCCGTGTCGTACGACACCGTGTACGCGGTGCGTCAGCACGAAGAGCTGACGTGGCGGCACGACGCCGGCCGCACCGCGAAGTACCTCGAGGGCCCGCTCAACGAGCAGGCCGCCACCTGTGCGGCGATCATCGCGGCCGAGCTGCGGAGGTCGCTCCGTGGCTGACCTGCTCGACGGCCTCGCCCGCCTGCTCGACGACCGCGGGCACGCCACCTACGACCCGACCGGAACGAGCGGCGACCTGTTCATCGAGGCCATGCCGCCGACCCCCGATGCCGCGGTCGGCCTGTGGCTGTACGACGGCGGCGAGCAGGACTCCCGCAACGCGTACGACTCCCTGCGGCTCCAAGTGCGGGCGCGTGGCGGGACCGACCCGCGCGTATCGCGCGCCCGCGCGCAGGCGATCTACAGCGAGCTTCACGGACTGGCGGGCGTCGAGCTCGCCGACGGAACGTGGCTTGTGCTCGCCGCCGCGATCAGCACCCCGGCCCCCATGGGCCCGGACAGCAACGGCCGACACGAACACGTCGTGAACTTCCGTCTTGACGTGTCGGCCCCCACCAAGCACCGAAGCGAATAGGAGGCCCCACCCATGGGACGGCCCATCGACGCGCGCGGCTGGATTTTCGAGGTCGAGGACCACGCCGCGCCCGGTACGTACCTCACGCTCGGCAACCTCACCAGCTGGACGCTGAACGCCGGCGAGAACGAGGAGACGGCCGACACGACGACGTTCGACTCGAACGGCTACTACGAGCAGGACGTGATGCAGCGCGGCGCCACGATCGAGCTCGCCGGACTGTACGCGGCGACCGACGGCACCCGCGACCCGGGACAGCTGTACGTCGACGAGACGTGGGCGTACCTGCTCGGCGAGGAGTCCCGCGGCAAGATGCGCTACCGGCACACCTCGCAGACCGAGTGGACCGTGTGGGAGTGCACGGTCACCCCGGGCGAGGTCGGCGGCGAGACGAACGCCAAGACCTCGTGGGGCTGCACCTTCACGCGGTGCGGCGCCCCGACGACTGAGCCGGTGGTGGCCGCATGACCAACAGCCACGACGACCAGCTCGGCGAGGGCGTGCTCGAGGTCGCCGACTTCGATGCGTTCTTCGCCGAGCACGCGGAGCCGGAACCCAAGGGCGTACCGCTCAAGCTGTACGGCCGCACCTACACGCTGCCCGGCACGCTGCCCGCCCTGTTCACGCTCCAGCTTCACCGCGTGCAGCACTCGGCGCGCCCGGACGATATCCGCCGCCTGCTCGTCTCCCTGTTCGGCCCGGATGCGGTCGACCACTGGACCGAGCAGGGCATGACCGACCGGCAACTCGGCATCGTCTTGCTGTGGGCGACGGCGAACGTCGCCGACCCGGGCGCCGTGTCCATGGAGCGCGCCGCGCAGCTGTACGACGAGCGCGAGCGTGCCAAGGCGCAGGGAAAAGCCCGACCGCGGCCGGCCAAGCCCAAGGGCGGGAAGGGCAACGGCAGCAAGAGGCCGCGGAGTTCTGGCAAGCGGTAGTCACCAACTGGGGCGCTGTCGAGGCCGACCTCGCCCGCGTGTACGGCCTGTCGGCCGAGCAGG